TGACAAAGAAGGGCGCAAAGATAAAGCGCAACATGACCAAGACTTATGGTAAGATGATGTTCGGCTCGATTATGATCAGCGGATTCGCTGAACAACGAGCCGAGTGGTTTGAAAACAGGCGCCACCCCGATGACAATTTCCGCAAAGATTTCGGGCTTGATCCGCTTGATGATGAGATACCGTTTTAATGGACATCGCCCTGTACGACGTGGATAGCAAAATCCCCAACCTAGCCCTAATGAAGCTGGCGCGGCACCACCACGAACGCGGGGATTCTGTTACACTATATAATCCCCTATGGGCGCAAACCTACGATAAGATTTATGCGTCCAAGATATTCGATTATTCGGACGGCTCCCTCCTTGATCCTGACCAGATGGAGATCGGCGGCACAGGTTGGGACTTAAAGACCACCCTACCGCCAGAGGTCGAGCGCCTACAACCCGATTACTCTGTCTACGACTATGACCACAGCATCGGGTTCACGATGAGAGGGTGCCGGTTCCGCTGTAAGTTTTGCGTTGTGCCTGAGAAAGAAGGTAAGCCGGTGGAGAACAATACCATCGATGAAATATGGCAGCAGCGCGATAGCAACTTTGTAGTCCTACTGGATAATGATTTCTTTGGTAACCCTTTATGGCAAGACCGCATCGATGAGATAATCAAGCATGACCTCATGGTGTCGTTCAGCCAAGGTCTTAACATCCGTATCATCACCGATGAACAGGCCCATGCACTTGCATCCGTAAAGTTCAGAAATCTGTCAGGCAAGAAGAAGCAGGTCCATTTCGCATGGGACCAGTGGGGCAAGGGAACAGAGAAGCTGATCGATGAGGGGTTCCAGCGTGTCACCGACGCCGGTATCAAGCCCTATCAGATGGCGTTCTTTGTCTTGGTTGGGTTTAACACTAACGAAGAGCAAGACCTGTACAGGATCGACAAGCTGCATGGTATGGGGTGTGACGTGTTTGTCATGCCATACAACCGCAAAGACCCATATCAGAAAGCCCTGTCCCGGTGGAATAACCGGTTCCTTTGGCGCTCCGTTCCCTGGCCTGAATACCATTACGGTGGATGGCGACCACAACAGCGCAAGGCATACAAAGAAGCAACGAAGAAGGGTGGGCAGGTCTTTTACGCCAGTCTGAATGCGGGTAAGGTAAAGGCCGCGGAAGCATCAAAAAGGAGGAAACGAAATGCCTAGCGTAATGGGACGCGAATTTCCATACTCGCCGGAAGGTATGGCGGCGGCGCAGCAGTACAGCCAAGCACTTGGGATGCGCGACGGCGGCATGATGGGCTTTCGTCCTGTTGGAATGCAGGCGGGCGGCGTTCCCGGCGTAAACCCCCTTGTTGCAACTGGAATGGGTGCCCGAGCCGCCAGAGCAGGTGCAGGTGCGGGTGCAGATGTCCGTAATGCGACACAACGGGGTGTGAGTGCGGTGATGGGTGCCCCTGTAGATGCTGTGAACGTAGCTTTGGGAGCCGTAGGATCGGGCGCTACTACTCCGGTGGGGGGAGCAGAATCTATTTCTAACGCAATAGACACGGTAGCAGCCCTTATCCAGCAATTTACCGCACAAGGTATTCCAGAACCGGTTAAGACCGCCGTCAATGCCGCTATTGGAACGTATGGAATTCCTGTTGATCTAGTAAACAGTGCTTTGGGGGCTATAGGAGTACCTGTTTCGGATAATCCGATTGGTGGATCCAGGAACCTTACAGAAACATTTGGAATGCGCGACGGCGGCATGATGGGCTTCCGGCCCGTTCGAATGCAGGCGGGCGGCGTTCCCGGTGCGGAAGTGCCCTCGGACGTTGCGGCGATTTTTCAGGGTCTTGTTGACGTGGCCCGGAGCGGCTCTCCGCAGGAGGTTGCCGCATATATCAAGGCCAATCGGGAGGATTTATACGTCATCGCGTCGATGTTACCGCAGGGTCAGGCTGATTTTGTTGAGAAAACCCTTAATTCGTTTGCCGCGCCGTCAACGGCGGGGCAGCCAATGCAGGGTATATACGGTACGGAGCCCAACTTTCCAACTTCCGGGTCTCCTATAGCGAACGAAGTTCCTCTGCCCGGCTACCAACTTCCAGAAATGCGGGGGATGAAGGACTTCCCCGGCTACGAACCGGAAACGGGTGATTTTTATCCTCCGCCAGAGGGGGAACAGACGCCGATACCGGTGCCGATGAACCGAGGCGGGATCATGTCTCTGGGGCGCATGTAACCATGGCTAGAAACCCTCTTCCTCGCAGTAATTTTGGTACGGCCTCTCTTGTAGAGCGCCGTAACGATATTCCACCAGTAGATCTGGAGGATGGCCCAGATGCAGAGGTCTTGCTGGATGACACCAATATCATAGAGACCCCCGACCTTAGTATCAAACTGGAGGACGACGGAGGTGTCGTCGTGGATTTCGACCCGTTTGCAGGTCGTCCCGAGGGGGGCGGCTTTTACGATAACCTCGCGGAAGAACTGGACGACAACGTTGCGACAAGAATTGCCTCTGACCTACTGGATCAGTATGAGGCCAACAAGGACGGTCGCAAGGACTGGGAAGACACTTACCGCACGGGTCTTGAGCTTCTTGGGTTCAAGTACGAGGAGCGGTCGGAACCCTTCCGGGGGGCTGCGGGTGTAACGCATCCTCTTCTTGCTGAAGCGGTGACCCAGTTTCAGGCGCAGGCTTTCGGTGAGCTTCTGCCTGCCGGAGGGCCCGTGAATACTCAGGTCCTTGGAAAAGCCACTCCGGAAGTCGAGGAGCAGGCAGAGCGCGTCCGAATGTACATGAACTATCAAATCTCTTGTGTGATGAAGGAGTACACTCCTGAGTTCGATCAGATGTTGTTCTACCTCCCGCTCGCAGGCTCTACGTTCAAAAAGGTGTATTACGACGAGTTCCTTGGTCGGGCGGTAAGTAAGTTTGTCCCCGCGGAGCAGCTCGTTGTGCCGTACACCGCGACGGATCTGGAGACAGCCGAGAATGTCACGCATGTTATTCAGATTTCCGAAAACGAACTTCGCAAGAAACAAGTAGGTGGGTTCTACGCCGACATAGAAGTTTCTGCGTCTCAGTCGGATCCTTCCGAAGTCCGCGAGGAGATGGACGAGATCTCCGGTATAGAGCCGAGCCGCTTGGATACGGAGGTCACCCTTCTGGAGTGCCACGTAGACTTGGATCTTGAAGGGTTTGAGGATGTAGGCGAAGACGGAGAGCCGACGGGAATCAAGCTTCCGTATGTTGTCACGGTGTCCGAGAACAATGGGAAGGTTCTCAGCATACGTCGTAACTACAAGAAGGATGCGGAGAACCGTAGTAAGAATCAGTACTTCGTTCACTTCAAGTTTCTTCCCGGATTTGGTTTCTATGGCCTTGGTTTGATTCACATGATTGGCGGGTTAAGCCGCACGGCTACCGCCGCACTGCGCCAGCTTATTGATGCGGGAACCCTGTCCAATCTTCCGGCAGGATTTAAAACCCGAGGTCTCCGCATACGCAATGATGACGAGCCTCTGTCGCCGGGAGAGTTCCGGGATGTTGATTCACCGGGCGGTGCGATCCGCGATTCTCTGATGTTGCTTCCGTATAAGGGTGCAGATCAGACACTGTTCAACTTGATGGGTTTCTGCGTCGAGGCCGGACAGCGTTTTGCGGCGGTTTCTAATTTGCAAGTAGGAGACGGCAACCAGCAGGCTGCGGTTGGCACTACCATTGCAATGCTGGAGCAGGGCGCAAAGGTAATGTCTGCCATTCATAAGCGGATGCACTACGCTCAGAAAGACGAATTTGTCCTCCTTGCAAAGGTGTTTGGGGAATCCCTTCCGCCCGAGTACCCCTATAATGTTGTAGGCGCGGAACGCATTATAAAAGCGGAGGACTTTGATGATCGAGTTGATGTTATCCCTGTATCAGACCCCAACATTTTCTCCATGTCGCAAAGGGTCACCCTCGCGCAAACAGAGTTGCGGTTGGCACAAGCGGCTCCGGAGCTTCATAATATGTATGAAGCGTTTCGCCGCATGTATAAGGCGATTGGCGTCAGAGACGTAGATGCGATCTTGAAGGTTGTGGGTCAGGAAGAAGAGGAGCCAAAGGACCCCGCTGTTGAAAACTCCGAAGCTTTGGAAAATGCTACCTTGAAGGCGTTCCAGGGTCAGAATCACAAGGCGCATATCATGGCGCATCTTGTGTTTGGCTCTGCCCCCATACTTGCACAACTTCCTGCCGTTGCGATGTCCTTACAGAAGCATATCATGGAGCACGTATCCATTCAGTCTAAGGAACTGGTTGCGGTTCAGATGATTTCGCAGCTTGAGGGTCAGGCGCCTACTGAGGAGCAGGGGCTAGAGATAGAGTCCATGGTTGCTGAGTTTATCGCGCAGGGTATGAAAGAAGTAAAAGCCATGGGCAACGAAATCAGCGGAGAGGGCGCGGGTCCGGATCCGTTGATCGCGCTGAAACAGCAGGATCTGGAGATGCGGGCCAAACAGGACGCGGCTGAAAATCAGGTAGATCAGGCAAGACTTGCCTTGGATACGCAGAAGGCGCAGGCAAACACGAATCTTGGCATGGAACGGATACAGTCACAGGAGGGCATTGTAGAGGCCCGGATACAGGCTGCCAGAGAGCGCGAGATGATAAAACAGCGAAACCAATAGGAGACCATCATGGCGGAGAAAAAGGGTTCGGTTGGCGTTATACGGAAAGGCCTCCTGATAAAGGATCAAGGGTATGTTCCGTATAATGACGGGAAGGTTGAGAAAACCCCCGATGTTTCAAAAGCCTCTGTAGAGGTCGGTAAGAATCGTGGCATGGGAGAAGCTGTGCGCGGTGGCACTTTTAAGATCTGCTAGGAAGGGGTAAAGGGCATGGAAGGGGTGGCCGTTTGTAATGGGCAAAGAGAAAAAGATACTTGCCGCAACCGTAGTCGCGGTGTTTACGGCCTTCTTCCACGCGCCGTCCGCTTCAGCCATCGACACCGTAACGTCAGCAACCGTATCATCTTCTACTGTAGTCGATAAAACCCCGCCCACGGCTTCGAGCCCGTCTATCGTGGTGAACAATTCGGATATCTGTCAGACCGGAACAAGCGGAGCTATTCAGACGAGCTTATTTGGTCTGTCCGGGGGTACGACTACCCGAGATTTGAATTGTGAACGGATCAAGCTAGCTAGAGCCGTCTATGGCATGGGCCTCAAAGTGGCTGGAATTAGCTTGTTGTGCCAGGACTTGCGCGTGTGGAACAGCCTCTGGATGGCCGGAACACCGTGTCCGTACATGGGCACAATTGGGGATGCTGCGAAAGCAAAGTGGCTCGCTGCCCCCGAGGAATCTCCAGAGGGCTCACTCGTTCGTATAGCAGCGCAACGTGCAGAAGCCGAAAAAGCTGCGGCTTCGTCACCGACTGACGAAGAGATCGAACAGATGCTGCTGGAGTTCGAATGATGCGTTGGCTCGTCCTGTTTCTGCTTTCGGTGACACCTGCTCTCGCAGAACCGGCTATTACTGCCAACGTGTTGCCTAGCCTGTCCACCTTCATCACTAGCGGCTCGACCACCAGTAGTGCGGGAAACGGCTGTACGGCTGGAGAATTTTGCACGGGCAACGCTTCAAATGGCGGCGGCACATACACCAGCAGTTTTAGTGTCCCGTTGACGGCGACGGAGATTCGGCAGGGCTTTCTACTGAACAGCGAAATCACAGTGGATAGCCACCCGTCGAATGCCGTCTTGGCGACATGTACAAGTCTGACTCAAGTGGGCGACTGCCGGGACATTTTCCGCCTCACCGTGTCTCTGTTCGATGGCACTGATCTGGCCGAGAAATTCGAGCGCGAGGTTGAACTGGATTTCAGCGGGCTGCGAAATTTCACCTTTCAGGATACGGTAGCCGCCAACAGCTTCGGTATCTTATTGGGGGAGTTCAGCTTGTTCGGCATTGATGCCGGGTTTCCATCTGGTTTTTTTGGACCGAAATTCTCAAGCCCTGGTCTTACAGTTGCGTATGAAACTGTAATTGAGCAGCAGATACTAGATCAGATAGCGCAGGCCACGGAAATCGTGACCACCATTATTGCGCCACCGCCACCTGCTCCCACTGAAACGGCCCCTGCCACCTCTCAGACGGCTGGACCGCCGCCGCCCGTCACGACAATTGCAGCATTGGAAACGCAAGCGCCAGCACCACCGGCACCACCGACAATTGAACCAATTCCCATACAGGCACCTGAACAGCAACAGCAGCAGGAAGCTCAAGCCACTGCTGAAATCGAGGCGGAAGTGCAGGCCGCAGAGGCAGAGCCCGAACCCGAACCACAGCCCGAGCCACAGCCTGAACCAGAATCCGCAACGGAAGTAGTGGACGCCGCGCCAGAGCCAGAGCCCGCAGCGGAAGCGGCTCCGGCGCGTGAACGCGAGCAGCCCGCAGAGCCTCGGCAAACTCGTCAGGAAAAGGTCAAGGCTGCTGCACAGAGAATTGTGAAGAAGATTGCGCCAAGCCAGCGGTACAGCGCCGCTTCTCAAACGACGACGATGGTCGTTATGAATCTGCTATCGGGTAAGATTGCGACCGGAGTGGTGATCAAGGATGCGGCAGCGGCTACGTTCTTCAGCGCGGCAAACGTGCCAGACGGCCCGTCGATGGTTGATCGGATGACAAACTACAGGATTTTCGGTCAAGCGAATGGACTCCACAATGCGCTGATCGAAAGCCAATGGACCAAGTAGATGGGGAAGCGAAGCAATTTTAAGAGAGTAGCAAGAGATTTCTATCCTACGCCCAGAGAAGCAATAGAACCTCTTGTTTCACATCTACCAAAAACAGGCCTTTTTGCTGAACCTTGTGCTGGGGATGGTCGTCTTATTGACGGTATAGAAGAATTATCTAATTTACATTGTTACTTAGCCGTAGATGTCGAACCTCGTAGA